TAAACTCAGGTAGTTGAGTTTCAATAAGAGTAGATATTCTTCTAGTCTCTACCATTTAAGGTTACTCTGCGTTTATCGTGAACAAACTTTTGGGAACATCTACGTCAAGAAATACTTCTCTAACTGCGTTAATATCATTATTCAATGGGATAGATCTAACTTCAATTCGATTATCAAAGAAACTACCTTGAATAATCGTTAAATCGTATAATTTTATTTCACCTTTAGTATAATCAACTGTTCCAACGGAATCGTTAAGAACAATTTTTTCACCAGTTATAGAGTCCTCTCTATATAGGACCATTTTGCCTAAACGATCTTCCAAATAGACTGTGTATAAAGGATATTCACTTACTTTGAATCCAGTGGATTGTACAATAACATCTTCATCACATGTATTATCAAACGTGTTTTGATAACATAGTTCATAAAAGAAACTACTATTGATTTGTGGATAGAAGTCTTTTCTTATTTTGATTGTAGTGTTGTTACTAGTAATACTACGATCAGCATCATCAATCACACCAACAAACTTAGAGAATCTAAACTTGCCGTTAAACTTCTCTGTGTCAGAAGACTCAATATATGCCTCTAGACCACCAAGAACCTTAGATTTAATCTCATCTCTAGTCTGATTAGTCTTTTCTTTAGAATAGTAAATATTGGACTTTAGTTCAACATACAAAATAGAAGCATCAATGACATCAGGAGTGATAGATGCCACCATGTATGGTTTCAATTTATCTACAATATCTTTTTTAGTTACAGAACTCAATCTACGTGCGGTAGATGGTTTGACAACAATCTTGACCTTACCATACTCAGGGGGATCATCCTCTTCACCACCAAATGTAATGATATCAGCAATAGCAGGATAGATCTCTCTTACAATTGCTGCATAGTCTTGTGCTGTGACTGCTCTGTTCTGTGTTCCATAGAACTTAGGAGCATTGAACTTGATCTTAGAAACAGATTCGATCTCTGCGCCCCCTACTGCCGCCTCTACGAGGTCTGTAGCAGCAGAGTAATCAACAGTGTAGTTTAGGTTAGAATTGCCTGCAGGGGTTTCTATGACGCCATTAAAGGTAAATGCTCTTGCTCCGTTAGCATCAGGACCATTCGTTGACAGATATGTAATTTCTACTTGGTTACCAGACTCTAGTTGTCTACCTAGGACACCATCACCAAAGAATACTTCATACTGCTCATCTTCGGTTTCCTCAACATAGAAAACACTTGACTCACTCGTAATGTCTAGGATACTATCTGCTCTTGCATATATCTCGCCAAAAGTGCTCTGTGCAGATGCAAAAATACGGACTCTAAGAGACGAAATGTCTGCATTGGGGTTCTTGATTACAAAACGGTTTGATCGTGCTGCATTAACCGTGTAGGTGTCAGTGATGAAGTTTCCTTCGTAAATATCGATGCTATCAAAAGTTCCGATGTTATTAATAACAGGAACCTTAATGTCCTCAACAACTGCAAAATTGTATACGTTACCATCAAATGTAGAGTTGAAACCTGTTCCCTTTCTTAGAACAATTTCATTTGGTGCAGTGTTTGGAAATGTTACTCTAAAAGACAAAGATGCCTTTGGTGATGTTGCTGACTTGGGAGTGTAACCCAATTGCTTCGCCAGTGCCACCACATTGTCCCTGAGCGTTGCCGAATCAAGGAATGTCTCGTTCACTACCATATTGGTATTGAACGCTGTGTAATACGTGTTATATGCCAATACGTCGAGAAGATTCGACCATACAGAACCTTCAAAATCAAAATCAGTAAACTCTCCCTGCGATCTCAAGTATTCCTTGAGAGCAGTCTTGATATCTGCAAAGTCTAGGTTTGATAGTTGAACGTATGGCATTATCGAGTTCTCTCTAGGAAGAATTCTATGGCGACAGGAAAGTCTTCTCTACCAATAATTTCAAATTCTAAAGCAACGTCAAATCCATTGTCATCAAAATTAGCATCAACCTCTAGACCAGTGACCGTGATTCTTGGTTCAAACTGATCTAGAGTCTGACGAATGTCATCGCCAATTTCAGCAGCAGTCGCCACATCTAGAGTCTCAAATAGTAAATTACGAAGATTAGACCCTAGATCTGGTTGAAATGGTCTCTCGCCCTTTGTAGTAAGCAGCAAATTGACGACTGCTTGTTTAATTGCAGCATCATCCTTCTTGACAATTAAGTCACCTGTTACAGGATGTGGTTTGAACGTTACATTCAAATCCTTGAAGGTTTGAAACTTTGCCACACGAATAGTAGAGTGTATCTTATCTATTTAGCAGCCCATCAAATTATCTAGTCTCTTTCTTTCTTCTTTCAATTTTTCAGACTTCTTCAACCAATAATCGCTAGAAGGTTGAGTGATCAGTGTCATTCCTGATTTTATAAACTTCTCGCCAAGGTCTGTTGGACTATTTGCCATTGATAATTCTCCTATAAAGTGTTGGTGACCAATGTTTATAATAATCAGTCTTGTGTAATTGTTCTCTTGCCTTCTCTAATTTATCACGATTTTGAATGAGTAGCAAGTTTCCTTCATTAAAGTTACTTTGCACTCCATTAATATGAGTTGCGTCATCCATATGATCATCAAGCGCATACCACACGCTTTGACTCATATTAATTTCCGCGACCCGCTGCATCAGAGCGCATTCAGAGATATCGTCCTCCAAAATGTAGATTATTACGTCCGCATTTGGTAATGAACTCAGAGTCACACGCCGTAAGGCACGCTCCTCTATATGAACAGACGCAGAAAAAGCGTAGGGACATATGGCATGACCACCTAGATCCCCACGCTGCTCAGAAATATATTTAATCCATTCCTTAACTCTACTTACCTTGTCCACGATACATTTTCTTTTTACTATTTCTGCTACTGGCAGCATACTTCGTGTGCTTCCCACAACCCTGTCGAGTCTTCTTGGGAGTTGGTTCGATGAATGTGCCACTATTCAGTGAAGAAGGACGCTTTGCCATGGGTATTATTTGAACGACTCACACATTATACCACATAAACGCTTGCTGTGCTTGCTTTGGCAATGGTAATACCTGTGGGTTCATACAATGTGTCTCCCTGCTTACCAACTGGTAATTTACCTACTAGACATTTACTCTTACCCTTCAAAACCCTCGGAGATGTGCAAGGATCACCCTTCGGAGTGGTCCCTGGTGCTGGTTTAAACGTGTCCCCAGACTTGACTACTAGAATCTTACCTGCATACACTTTCGCAACCCCTGTAGCACCACTTGCCTTCCCTAAAACTAAAGGCGGTGTGTTACATGTGCCCGACCCTCCAGAGTCGATTGATGCAACTGTAGCAATTGCGATACCTGCCACTTTACCTCCTGTAACTGTATATACGTGTCATTTAAAAAATCTACCAGTGTCTCATGTTCCTCCGATCCAGGTCGGCAATACATAAGTGTCCCTGGTTCCTCAACTTCCTTCAGTCTCTTCTCCAAGGAATTCAACTTCACTTGCAGTTCTTGCTCCATTTTTAAAACTTTCCTTATAATTTATACCGTATGCACCGAAAGCACTCGAAATCTCTATTTCAGGTGCTGCGTCAGCAGCTCCAAAATAGTCCGTCGCAGCATCTTCGATTGCATCGGCAAATTCATTGAATTCATCAAACCTCTGTTCCTTCAGAACACCGTCCTTCGTCTTGTAAGTGATTTTATGTTGTTCCATTAGTCGTTATCGTCGAATATTGAGAATACACTGCTCCACACTGAGTGGAAAAAAACATATAAGAAGAACTTGCCTTCTTGGTCCCTATTCTTACGCTTCACAGGTGCTTGTGCCATATTATACCTCACGGAATTTTTTTATATAGTTCTGAATTCCATTTACTATGTTCATTCTCAGGATACTCTCAGTTTCCTTGAGACATAGCAAAATATAACTAATCTCTTCCCTAAATGTTGTCGAGGTTTTCATGGCAAAATTTTCTGGGGCGATTTTTTTATATTGAAGGGACCCGAAGTATTTATCTCGCTTGGGTAACACTTTGTAGGTTAGAGTAGGCGTAGGAGTCCCGCTCGGCGTTCGGGGGTATACATTAAGGGGGGCATATTACTGCCCCCTGTGTTTAACTTAGTGCTGTGAGTGATCTTCTCAATTGTCGCTTAATCTGTGCGATGGCATAGTTATCACTCGGTGTCTTTGAGCATGTTTGAATGATACCTAGGTCAGGGTGTTTGTATTTCAAATGCTTCGATTCGTCGATGCAGATGAGTCCTTCGGCAAACATGATTGAATCAACTGTCTTGCGATACTTCCTGTAATTCATGTAAAGAAATGGTGTAGGGTAGGGAGGGGGCGACCCCTTAGAGTTCAGCGAGCAT